GACCCCACCCCCCTCAAAATCCTGGAACTTTCAGGTACACCTCACTTCGCTGGCAGGCATCCTTTTTTAACACTTTTTTGATTTCCAACGAAAATTTGCGCTTTGCCCTGTTTACTATTTTTTTTTCTCGATCGTGTTGGTTTTTTGTTCAGAATTGAAAAAATTGATAGGGTATAAAGAAAATAAATAGATCATAATTTAGCCAATAAAAAACCGGGTGACCATGTAAAAGTAGTCAACCCGGTTAAATTTGGCTAGGTTTAAACGGTTACGGCGTCAAATAACTTTCTATAAAACGTTCACCCGTTCATCGTATTCAAAAAATTTTGAATTGGTATCGGTGTTACACCTTACCCACACACCGCACTTGGTAGTGTGTAGGCTTTCTATGGTGAATAAGTGTTCCACGCCAGTGCTAGTTCTCTCGATAATCGTTTGCCCTTGGTGTAAATCTTGCGATTTAATAGTGTACATGATACCCCCTTACATAAAATAAATTCGATCAATAATGGATAGGAAGATCATCAGCAGACCGCTAGTTAGTACGCCAGCAAGTAAGCCAATGCCTAACCCGGTTAAAGTATTTTTTAAGTTTTCCATAGTTGCTCACCTCATTTAAAATAGTGTTGGTATTTTTTAGTTAATGCGTCGATCTTGTAAAAGTTATCGCGCAACAAGTCGGCTGCATCCTGGCGGTATTGGCAACCCGTTGAAACGTTCAGCGTGGTATCAACTAAACGGTTTGGATCTGTCGCGGCGTACCAACTACCGAGAAAATTATAAATAAAACCAATCTGGCGTTGCTCATGGTCAATAAAAGCAATCACGCTTTGCGCGTGCGTGCTGGGTACGGTTGATAAGTATGTGTAATGCGTGTCTTGTGGTTTAGTCATGTTGTCACCTTGTTTAATTTAGTATTGCAATGACAACCGCGCTAATCGCTAAACAAGCAACTAGCGCAGTTAACCCGATTAAAAATAGTTGTATAAGTTTCATAAGTCACCGATTAGTGTTTGTTAAAAACAACGCTTTTTTTGTCCCAACAATGTTTACAATCTTTGCATTGCCCAGGACACACAAACGTATTTTGTGGTATGCGTGCCTCGGTCCCGTCCTGTAAAAATGCAATCGGCATACCTTGCAAAGGTAAATCCATTGCAGGAAAAACACTTAGCACGATTGCCAAATTATCTGGCACGTCGCCGAAGTCTAAATCATGCATTTTAGTAAATGCCAAGAATTTAGTTCCCGGATGCCCGCGCGCTATATTGCACCAAGCGTTTAAATTGTTTTGGTCAAGAAAATCACCAGCTTGGTGAATACGAAAAAAAGCGGGTTTTTTCTTGACTAGATACTCATGCACATAATTAAAGGCATGGAACGAATCAAAATGAAACGCTTTGCTGTTTTTCTTCCAAGCGTCGCGCACATTGGGATACATTCGCCAAGCTTTTAAAGCATAGCAATCATGCATGCATGCGCTACAATTTCCGCAATCTTTAACAGGTATTGTGCTTATATTTGGGATTCGTCCAAGCTTTTTATTACCTGGCGATATTGCTAATATCGGTTTTGTCATTGTTTTACACCTCTCACGGTTAACTTTAATGCATCATCGTATGTGTCTTTATACATTCCGTTAATGTAATACCAAGTGCAGACTACTTGACCTTCACAACATTTATCCAATTGATAAATAAAATTAGTATGTGTGTCGGAGAGAGTCAGACAGTAAGCATGCCAATGTCCCCAAGTTTCCGATTTTTGTACAGTTACGCTCGATTCGTCGTTGGTTGATTCCCAGTAGTCGCCAACCATAGAAGGCACATAGGTGTACCGGGTTATTTGGTAAGACACACGAGCGCGCAAGGTGTCATACCTTCGGATCTTTGAACGTTTTGAGCTGATATGCTCGCGGCATAGCACTTCGACACCCTCATTAAGTTTTAAGTTTATAAACGTGATCAGGTCGCAATCTTCCTCAAGGTACACATAATCGCCACGTTCATAACTGCAGCTAGTTAATAGGTGCATGGCTCGCGATACTTCTTTCCGTGGTACTTTTAGCCATGCATGCCCTGGATCATTGTAGAGATCATAATATTTAGTCTTCATTTTATTAATACCTCGTTTTATTTAAGTTAACACCGCAATACACACCTAATAGGTAATTAAGTGTGTATTAAGTTATTAACTTGCGTGTTCTAACGCCAGATCCCACAATTGAGTATTCACGCGAGTTGTTTCCGTGATTGCGTTCAACGGTCGCATATGTACCCGTTCGCGTTCGTTTGTTTCACGGTCAAGTTTAGTACCTGACACTCGACCACGGATTAACGTTTCTTGGACACGGTTAAAGATACCCCAAGCCGTTGCGTCATTATCGTTATAACGTCGCGGTCGAATAACGTCATTAGTATCAAACTGATAAACATCGCAATCAAACCGCAAACTAAGCGCGTGTTGGACAAAGTCATTAATCTGGGCATGCGTCCACCGCACCGATTGCAATTGATTAACGACGTCAAGTGCTCGCGGTAGTTGTTGCGCCAGTCGCGTTAGATGCGTGTAAACATCATCGCGTGCGCTAGACACGTGTCGCACTTTAACACTTGACAATGTAGACTCGCCGACGATCAAACCATTGGCGCATACTTTGCGGAATAATCCGGCGTGTAGTTGATAACTCGATCGGCCGTTATGTGAGTTTGTTAGCCAAATTTCATTGATTGTTTCACCTACGTGAATGTCCGACGCGCTTTTAATGATGTCATCTTGATGTCGCAATCGTATCGTGTGCAATGCGTGTTGATGTTTTTTGCTGTTTTGTTGCTTCGCTGCAACTGGTAACCAATGTCCAGCGGCTAGGTTGTCTAGTACGTCAATCGTAGGGATTGACACGTAACGATTAGTTACATCGATAGCGTCGCGAGCAAATGCACTCGGGATATAGGTTCGCAGGTCGTCGCGTGTTAAAGGCTTGTTTGGTCTGATCCAATTTAGTACAGTCATGATATACACCTCGTTTAATCTTGTTGAGTGATGCGTTATTGCATCGCGTAGCGCTCTGAGTTACCAAAGCGCTAGACGTTGCGTTAGATAAAATCCTCGACGTGGTAGCAGATGTTAAAAGCAAAATGATCGTTTGTTATATCGTAAACTAGTCGATAATGGTCATAGCAGTCTTGTGCTGTGGTAAAGTAGGTAGCGTGATGTTTATTCCTACCGGCCAAGAATCCCCCGTTGTTCATGCGTTTTAAATATCCGGCCTCAATATTGCTCTTGTTTAAAATGATTTCCATTTCGTTACCTCACTTAGTTGGTTGGTAGTAACGGCCTTCCTTGGCCGTGTTGTTTAGTACTCGATCGATGCGCCGATTAGCGCGGGTAGTACGCACGCCGCGCTGATCCAGATTGCTAGCGTTTTAGCTGCATTTAAAACGGTCAACTCTGGCATGTACGGTGCTAAGGTGCCGTAGGCTATCCAGGTGCTTAGCACTAGTAGCGGTAGGCCGATAAAAAATGCGGCTTTTAAATACTCGATTGCGAATGTTTTAATTAAGTTAATCATTTTATACACCTCATTTATTTAATGTTTTACAAGTAACGCTTGATGATTCAAGTATACAGGTTCCCAACCGATTTACAAGCCATATTGTTGCTTTTATCGGCGTGTCAAGTAAAATATTGCAATGAATGTTTTTATACCACCCAAATAAAATTTATATACCCCCGTTTTTTGGGGTATACCAAGGCATGGGTCGAGTTTAAAAAACGGCTTATAGAGCGTTAGAGAGCGTCGAATTATGGACAAAAATACAGCAATCGCAGAAATAGACGATATGGAGGCACAGCGAGCCGCTATATATAAGGATATGCTCGAGTGGCCACGCGGGAATGCGTACAGCCTGGACACTAAGATTGACGTAATTACTACTTATTTTATTGATGGATCGGTCAAGGGCACGTCTCGTAAAACTGGTGTCCCTGAGAACACTATTGATTATTGGAAGCGTAACGCACCATGGTGGGATTCCCAGTTAGGAGTGCTTCGAGCCGAAAAATCGGCGGAATACACAGCGCGTAGTTACAAAATTATAGAAAAGTCACAAGCTGAACTACTAGACCGCATCGAAAACGGCGACGAACAGATATTGAAAGATGGTAGCGCGGTTAGGAAACGTATGTCTGGCAAGGACTTAGCCACCGTCGCCGGGATCACATACGATAAACTACGCATCGAACACAATTTACCTAATAAAATCACCGGCAATACTGATCAACTAGCTCAGGTAATGAATAAACTGCTCAATTTTCGCGAAAACATAGAAAAACAGGCCATAAACGGCGAATCTGTCCGAATAGACGATAAACCCGAAAACGACTAAAATACCAGCACTGTAAGCCACTGATTTATCTACCTTATTCTATTACGCATAATGTATATTATGTTAAATTGTAAGGCACTGATTTATAAGGGGGGTGTTCCCCAAACAGGGCGCGAATAGCAAAGCGTATACCTTATTTATACAGTTTGCGGCTAGCGTAGTAATCGGCGGCATGGCATAGCTAAAAAGCCGTTTAGAATCAGTAACTTAAGGGGGATAGGGGGGCAAATCAGCTCCCTTCTTTTTGATCTAGTCCCTGTTTCCGACGATAGCACAAAATTAAAGGGCGTTAATTGTACACTTTTTATACAGGTATCTACTTATGAACGGCAAACACGCCAAAAAACTACGACGTCAGGCAGAAAACATCGCCAAGATGGAAGATGTGCCGATGCACCACCCTCACCAAGTTGAAATTGGTCGAGATCAAAACGGCGATCCTCTGTGGGACACGCATTACACAACAGTGTATGCCCCCGGATGTAAACGCGACATTTACAAATCAATGAAAAAGGAGTCTAGCCGTGGCTAAATTCGATTTCGACAAATACGTCGGCCAAAATAACTTTACCTGGGGCGAGGTATATGAAGCTTTTCTAAATCGCATGGAAGAAGAGTATGACAAGGAAGTCTCCCTTAACTTTGGCGCGGATCTGGACCCGGAAACGACCACTCTATATTTCCGTGTTCTCCCCCGGTCAAATCCCGATTACCTGTCAGTCGCGTTTCAAGCGCATACCGAGGAAGGAACCACGCATGATAGCGAAGAGGTCATGCTATACGACACGGTTGAGTCTCTCGACACAGCTATCGCACTGTACAAAGTTACCTATAAAAAAGTAATCCAGGTTTTAGATGACGGAAGACAGCACAGCATCCACTGAGATTAAGCTAAGTGCAGACGCCATATGGTCGTTTGTGCAGCTATTTCTCTTATCGCGCTATGATAGCCCCAAAGCAACTCCCCCATTTCATAACAAAATGTGGGAATTATGTTGTTCGGAAAATCGGTTAGTTGCTATGGCAGCTCCTCGTGGCTCCGCCAAGTCAACTGCTATCACACTAGCCTACACACTTGCTAACGTGCTGTTTCGTATCAAGGATTACGTGCTCATCGTATCGGATACGGAGGGTCAGGCAACGCAGTTTCTTAATAACATCAAAGTGGAATTGATGGAAAACGAACTCATACGGACAGAGTTCGGTATTGAGAAGTTTAATAAGGATACGGAGACGGACGTTATCGTCCGAACCAAGGACGGTCATCAGTTTCGGCTAATGGCCAAAGGCTCGGAACAAAAAGTTCGGGGTCTTAACTGGCGTAACAAACGTCCTAATCTAGTTATTGGCGATGACTTAGAAAATGACGAGATTTGTATGAACCCTGAGCGCCGAGAGAAGTTTCGTAATTGGTTTAACAACGCGCTATTACCCTGCGGATCAGATACCTGTACGTATCGAATAGTTGGTACGATCTTGCACTTGGATTCAATGCTTAACAGGTTACTCAACAACAGAGCTTGGTCTTCCTTACGGTTTGCTGCACACAACAAAGATTTCACTGATCTGCTTTGGCCGGAGAAATACGACGAAGCTCGACTTCGGGAGATTCGGCTTGGGTATGAAGAAGACGGAAACATAGAAGGCTATGCTCAAGAATACCTTAATAATCCTATACCTGAAGGCGCAACTTTCTTCCGTGAGCAAGACTTTATCCCGATGGATACCGAGGATTATAGCTCTCATAAAAAGTATTTCGCAGCGGCTGATTTCGCGATTTCGGAGAAAGAAAAAGCCGACTATACGGTAATCGTGGTTGCTGGCATGGATGAGAACGGGGTTATCCATATCGTGGATACGCGACGTGGCCGGTGGGATGCCGATGAGATAATTAACGAACTAATCTCGGTACAGAAGCGGTATGACCCGGAGATATTTACCTTCGAGACAGAGAAAATTGACAAAGCGATTGGTCCATCGTTAAATCGTGCCATGATCCGGGAAGGAACTTTTTTAAATATCAGGAAGATAACGCCTACCAAGTCGAAAACTACACGCGGACGCTCGATACAGAAAACCATGCGAGCGGGCGGTGTACGATTCAACGAACATGCCGATTGGTACATTGACATGAAAACCGAGTTAATGACCATGACCCCCTCTGGGCCACGCGGGAAACACGACGACTATTTTGACGCTTTTGCCTATATAGGACTAACGGTTGATAAGTACTATGAAGCCGAAACGGTTCACGAGATGGAGCAGGAAGAATACTACGATGAGTATCAAGAAAGCGGACTTAGCTATCAAGGGATGTGCGAAAGCACTGGTTACTAATGGATAAAGACCCACAGAAGATAAAACTATCGCTGGCTAAGATTCTTGAATCGGAGAACATCGCCGATGAACTAACCGACGATCAGTTGGACGTACTCGGCATGGAGTGCGCTAATCGGTATGAGGCTGATAAAACTAGTCGAGCCGGTTGGGAGCAAATGATGGAGCGCGGGTTTGACCTCGCGATGCAAGTAACCAAGAAGAAAAACTATCCGTTTGAAGGTGCAGCTAACGTTAAGTTCCCCGTGGTCACTATCGCCGCGATCCAGTTCAACGCCCGTGCGTACCCCTCGATTATTCCTGGAGCGGACATTGTAAAGTGTCGCTCGATAGGCCCGGATGAAGACGGGGAGAAGAAAAAACGAGCTGATCGTATTTCTGCTCACATGAACTACCAGTTGACTGAAGAGGATGAAGGCTGGGAAGAGGACATGGATACTCTTCTACTGGCGTTACCTATCTTAGGTTGTGGGTTTAAGAAGACGTACTTTGATTACGAGAAGCAGCATTTGTGCTCTCGGTATGTTTCTCCCGAGAATTTAGTTGTTAACTATTATGCCTCATCACTTGAGGATGCAGAGTGTATCACCGAAGTACTTGGCGAGTATTCTAAACGTGAAGTGACGGAACTTACCCGACAAGGTTTCTACCGTAAACAGGATTTTTCTCAGCCAGTATTCGGTGCTACTCATAATGAGTACGCGCATGAACGTGAAGGCAGTACTGCCCCCACCTCTGGGGACACCGGGATTGAACACTTTGTTTTTCTGGAACAACACTGTTACATAGACCTTGATGGCGATGGGTATGAAGAACCGTATGTGGTTACATTTGAGAAGATGTCGCAGAAGGTTGTTCGGATCATTCCTCGGTTTGATGAAGACAGTATCATCTACAGCCGTCGCAATAGTAAAGAAATTGCTAAGATATTCCCAGAGCACTATTACACTAAGTACAAATTTATTCCTGCACCTGATGGAAGCTTTTATGAACTTGGCTTTGGTCATCTTATTGCTCCTGTTAATGAGGCGATAAACACTAACATCAATTTGTTATTGGATGCCGGGAAGCTAGCTAACTTACCGTCTGGGTTTATCGGTAAGGGAGCCCGGTTGAAGAAGGGTGACTACGTATTTAAGCCAGGTGAGTTTAAAACGATTAATGCAACAGGTGATGATGTTCGTAAGAACGTGTTCATGCTACCTGTACGCGATCCCTCTTCGACACTATTTAACTTATTATCGCTATTGATTGACTACGCAGAGCGTATATCGGGTGTTACCGACATGATGGTCGGCAAGACCCCCGGACAAAACACGCCTGCAACCACGTCAATGGCATCACTAGAGCAAGGTCAGAAAGTATTTTCTGGCGTATATAAGCGTATCTGGCGTTGTGCTCGGAAAGAGTTTTCTCGTATATACGAATTAAACGCTAGGTATCTGGACTCGGTTGAGTACTTTCAGGTAGTGGATGGTCAGGATGAACAAGTATATTATACTGATTACCAAGGTGATCCCTCTGATGTTAAGCCTGCTGCTGATCCTAACGTAGCATCGGATCAACTCGCGGTACTTAAAGCGGAAGCGGTAGCTAATCGAGCTGCTGCGGTCCCAGGGTATAATATCCACGCGGTTGAACGGCGCTATCTTGAAGCCTTGAAGATCCCAGCTATTGATGAGGTACTTCCGCCTCCTGGGTCTGAGAATGCACCTCAACCACCTGAGCCTCCATTAAAAGAGCAAGCGGCTATGATGAAAGTTCAAGCCGAAGCTGAGTATCGCCAAGCGAAACTCCCATTTGAATTAGACCTAATCGACGCCCAGGTTGCGGCGTTGGAAGCCAAAGCGCTGAAAGATCTCAACGAGGCGGAAGCCGTGGACGATCGTGTCATGATTGAGAAGCAGAAAGCGTTACTCACTTCCTTAGGTAAACAGCGTGATAACATTAAAGCGAAAAAAGAGTCGATAGATGCCCAAGATCAAACTGAGCAAGGCGGAGTTCCTTCAATGGAAGGAGAGTCTGCCCACAGAAGAGTTCCTACACAACTATCTACGTGAACGTCGTGAAGATATTCAACAGCAATATGTCGAAGCGATGATGAGCGGAGCGGTTGTATCTGAGGAAGAGCAACAGTTGAATATCAAAGTGTTCGAAGTGATAGACGACTTGTTAACTTTAGAGTATAGCGATCTTTATGAGGACGAATAATGAGTGAAGCAGCTAAGTCGGTGGACATTGCACCGTTAGATGAGATACAGGAGTGGATAGACAAATGTGGTATCCGACCTGTCTGGGGCCGCGTAGCGGTCCGGCCATTAAGCATTGAAGATACGGATGACCAATTTAAGGGGTCGATGATTGCGATTCCTGAAACAGTCAAAGAGACTCATCAACGCGCACAGCAGCACGCTATTTTAGTTGCTGTTGATGATGACAGTTTTGCAGACTGGAAAGGTCTAAAACCAAAGATCGGCGACACTGTCTTAATTGATAAGTACGTCGGGTTTCACTTCAAAACGAATGGCGAATTATACCGGATGATGAACGATGATCAGATCGTCGGTATTGTGGAGAGCAGACATGCATGAAGATTTAGAGAAACAAGTGTTGGCCGATGCGCTGGCAGATTTACCCGATGAGGTTTCTGAAGAAGAGGAAACTGAGGACGTAGAGGATAACGATCCTGGAGAACAAACGGAGGATGCGGATGACATTGACTCTGTGGAGCTGGAAGCCCGAGAAGCTGGCTGGCGTCCTAAAGAAGAATGGAAAGGTGATCCGAAACGGTGGGTAAGCGCAGAGCATTTTGTTGCTCGTGGTAAGCGTATTGATCGTGAACTTAAGGAAAAGAATACTACTTTAGAGAAGAAGCTTGATGCGATCACCAAAGAAAACCGGGCGATCCATAAAGCGTTACAGAAAACTCTAGAGAACCAACAAAAGACTTCGAAGGCGGATATCGAAAGCCGCATTGAAGCATTAGAGCGACAGCGGCTAGAAGCTATGGAAGAAGGCGAGATTCAGGTCGTTTTGGACATTGAGAAGCAGCAAAAAGCGTTGCGAGAAAATGCTCCTGAGCCGGAACAGATCGAAGACCTCCCCACTTCAGACACACCAAATACTGATGCGTGGTTAGAAGAAAACCCGTGGTTTGATCAGGATGAAGAAGCCACAGCCGTCGCGGTATTTAAAGCTGAGAAGCTTATGAAATCAAACCCAAGTAAGTATCAACCGGACTCCCCGGAGCTACTTGCGGAACTAGACCGGCAGATGCGCGTATCTCGCCCGGATTTATTTGATGATCAGCGGGACGACTCTGACGAAGGAGATGATCAGATGGAAGATGATCAGCCGGTAAAACGGAATCCTCGTAAAGAGAAAGCCCGGAACATTAGCCGTTCGAAACGTGCTGCTAGCGCGTCGGACGATAACAGTAAACCAAAAACAGCTTCTCTACCACCTGAAGCAATGCAGGCATATAAAGTGATTAAGGCCAACATGGAGGATGAATTCCCCGGTGTTGAATACACTTTAGATCAATATGCTGAACAGTACTACAACCAAGGTGAATAGCTATGAGTAAGAATACACGCCCAACACGGGCATCCCGAGAGAGCCTCAAAGAGGAAAGACGTCAACCTAAACCGGCATCTGGTCGCGCACGATATAACCTATCTGTGCCTGATCGAGTTAAAGAGCCTGGTTACTTTTACTATTGGACACACGAAGACCAAATCGAAGATTTTCGATCACGGGATTACGATATTGTTATCGATCCAGACAAACGGGTCAAAGCCGGTGAAGATGGTAAAGGTAGTTACTCTTTAAGTGATGCGGTAGTACGTCCCGCTAAAGGCGGTAGCGACAAGTATCTGTATTTAATGCGCCAACGCGCAGACTATCATGCAGATGACATGGCCGCTGCGGAAGCACAGATCGCCAAACAGGAAAGTTTTATTCGTAAACCTAAACGTCGCAATGACGACGATCCAGAGGCTTACGGCGATATAAATTCTAAAGTCGAAAGGCAAAATGAATTCATTGAAGAGCCTAAGTAACACGGATTGTTCGTTCTCGCGATTAACTTTAATTGGAGAACTAAATTATGGCTAATGCTGATAAACCTCGCGGTTTAACACCTATTCGTCATCTTAATGGTAACCCATACAACGGAGCCGCGTCGCTGTATCATATCGATTCTGCGTATGCTACGGATCTGTTTATTGGTGATCCGGTGACTTACACCGGCACTGCTCACACGGATGGCGTACCTGAAGTGCAAGCAGCCGGTGCTTCGGGCATCCCTATTGGCGTTATCGTGGGCTTTGAGCCTACCCGTACTAACTTGGATCTGAAGTACAGTCCAGCTAGTACTGCACAATATGTGTGGGTATGCGACGACCCGGATGTTATTTTTACCATCCAAGATGACGGTGCTGCTACTATGACCGCTGCTCAAATCGGTCTTAACGTTGATTGTATTGCTGGCGCGGGGGACACAACCACGGGTCGCTCAGGTTATGAGATTGATTCGGGTGGTACTACCACACCTGCAACTACTGCAACTCTAATGCTACGTTTGCTTCGCGTTCATCAACGTGAAGACAACGAAGCCTTTGCTGCTAACTGTGAGTACGAAGTTTTACTTAATGCTCATCAGAATCGCTCTGCGACGGGGGTATAGATTATGGTTAATACTACTGGTTCGCATCCTAAGGCGCTGTGGCCTGGTGTCTATGAATGGTTCGGTCAGACCTACGGTCGATACGCACCTGAGTGGACTCAACTTGTTGATAAAGCAACTTCACGTAAGAACTATGAAGAAACAGTTCAAAGTACTACTTTTGGTTTAGCCCCGGTTAAATCTGAAGGTAGCAGCGTGTCGTACACTGACAACCAACAAGGCTACACTACTCGTGCGGTTCACGTTGTCTACGGTCTTGGTTACATTGTTACTCGTGAGAACATGGAAGACGGTCTTTACATGGAAGTATCCTTGAAAGGCGCATCCTTGCTTTCTGAGTCAATGCACCAAACCAAAGAAAACGTTGTTGCTAATATGTATAACCGAGCTTTCAACAGCTCCTATACTTTTGGTGATGGTAAAGAGTTGTTAGCGAATGACCATCCGAACACAACTGGCGGTACGTTCTCTAATGAACTATCGACTGCCGCTGCGTTGTCTGAAGCGTCTATGGAAGATTTGATCATTCAAATCGGCCAAGCGGAAGATGATGCAGGTCTTAAGATTCAGCTACGTCCACGTTGCTTGATCATTCCGATCAACCAACAGTTCGAAGCGCATCGGATCTTGAAGTCTGTTCAGCAATCAGGTACAGCAAATAACGACGCTAATGCTCTTCGGGACATGAACGTGTTCCCTGAAGGAATTAAAGTCAACCACTATTTGACTGATACTAACAACTGGTTCATCCGAACTGATATTAAACGAGGTGGTTTGAAGTTGTTCCAACGTCGTGCGCTTGAGTTCACTCAAGACAATGACTTTGACACTGAAAACGCGAAAGCCAAATGTACAGAGCGCTACTCTGTTACTGCTGGTGATCCTCGTGCTTTATACGGTTCATCGCCAGCGTAAGCTGATTAGGTGCGCTCTTATTGGGGCGCACCTTTTTTGAACTATGAAGTTTTTCAATATGACCGCATCGCGGTTTCATAGGAGAGATAAATGTCTTATTCACAATACCCTAATGGGATTAGTAATTTAATTATCCGGGGCGTACCGTTAGCGGTATCTCATCCCGGTAAAGTTTTTTGGGTAAACAGCACATCTGTTTTACCTGACCTTGGCGTAGGCGGCGCGGATGCTCCTGCACCAGCCGGGGGTACATACCTTCGACCTTTCGCTACGATCGACTATGCAGTTAGCCAATGCGTTGCCAACCGAGGCGACATCATCATGGTCATGCCCGGTCATTCGGAGACTATCTCGGCTGCCACATCCTTAGTTTTGGATGTAGCTGGCATTGCTGTAATCGGTTTAGGCCGGGGCACTGATCGTCCAGATCTTAACTTCACAGCGACAGCCGGTTCAGTTGAGATCGATGCAGCTAATGTCCTTCTTCACAACTTAACGTTGACTGCCGATGTCTCCGCGGTTGTTGTAGGCGTCAATGTAGATGCGGCTGGCGTTACTTTAGATAGCCTTGAGTTTACCTACAACGCGACAGGTGATGACTTCGTTACTATGGTCGATGTTGACGCGGTTGCAGGTACTACTATCTCCAACTGTAAGTTTATCGCTGAAGATACCGCAGGTTGCGCTGAAGCGATTCGGTTAGACACGGCGGGTAATACCACTATCGAAGGTAATTACTTTTATGGAGACTTCACTGACGGCGTGATTATCGGTGAAGGTGCTGCCAGTACTAACCTACTAATAAAGGACAACGTCCTTTATAACTCGGATACTACTGCGGGTAACCTCGTTGACCTTAACGTTGCATGTACAGGTATCATGGCCAATAACGCTATGGGTACTTTGTTTGCGACTGCTCCTGAAACAGCAGTTGATCCAGGTTCGCTACTCAGTATCGAGAACTATGTTTGTAACGCAGTTGATGAGTCTGGTGCGTTAGTACCGACCACGGTATCTACCTAATTGAGGTAGGTATCTAATGGCTTCGTGTTGGGATTGCGGTAAACGTCGTAAGCTCAACACGAAGCACCTATGTTCCGAATGTACTCGGGATAAAAACCTAATGACGAGGTACGGTATAGATACACAGCACTACAATGCTTTATTAAAGAAACAGCGCGGAGCTTGCGCGATTTGTTTAACGAAGCCGAAAGGTAAACTTCACGTTGATCACTGTCATGATAAGAATGTGATTCGCGGGCTGCTGTGTCATCACTGTAACACTGCGTTAGGATTAGCAAAGGATTCTAGGAAAGTACTTAGTCGGATGATTAAGTACTTATCTAAATGTAAGGGAGAATAAACATGTCATCTATGGTACGTATTGGCGGTGACGCTGTTAATGTGCTGCTAAACGCGGTTACAACTACCGCGACAGGGTCGGCCTTGCACTTAAAAGGTAAGAGCCGCGTGTTCCAAGCAACGCTGTCCAATACCACTACCCCCACGGCTACCGTGGTTGTGGAAGGGTCGATTGATAGTGATGCTACTACCTGGGTTACGCTAGGTACGATCACACTATCGGGGGCGCTGGACTCGGATGGCTTTGGTTCTGAAGCGCCGTGGCCGTATGTTCGTGGTCGTGTTACTGCTATCAGCGGCACTAGTGCTGCGGTAACGTTGAAGAGTAATCACTAATGAGCGTTACAGTCAACACGGACGCTACGTCCACAGGGAGTGGCGGCGGCTCTATTACAAACGGCGTAACCGGCGAGACTATCTCAGCAACACCTGAGATTTGGATTACCGACACAAGTCTGTCAGATCACGGTGATTCATCAACAACCGGAACTCTTGCTTGGGCTATTGCTCAAGTAAACGCAATCACTACAACCGCGAATCGAAGCGTCAAGATTCGATTAGGCCCAGGCACGTTTACAGTATCAACATTAATCCAGGTTTACGATGATATAGCGATTGAAGGCGCGGGTATTGGTTCGACAACTCTGAGCTGCACAGCGACCGGCGGCGGCATTCACTTTAAGTCTGGTGAGCAATGGGCAACAGCAACAGCCTACACAGTTGGCGATTATGTTATCCCTTCCAATTCATATGGGGCGTTCCCGTTTATCGTGCATTACCGCTGTGTAACGGCTGGCACATCACACGCAAGCACAGAACCCACATGGTCATCCAACGTTACAGTTGGCAATACTTTTTCTGACGGTACGGTGACTTGGGAAGTTGTACGCTTACCAATCCACTCACTCAAAGAGTGCTTGATTGATGCAGGCACATCAATGACTGGTAATTTAATACGGTTTGAAGATTGCCCACAAGCGACAATTGAGGACATTAAATTCACTGGCGGCAACACATCGACGCCGAATGTAATCCTTAGATTTAACCGTATGACTCAGGGCTATGTTAAAAACGTTAATTTTATTGTTGACGGTCACGCAATGCTTTGGGACAACGACAATGTGACTGTGTTTCCATATAACTATGGCGATTCAGAGATCGCTAATGTCAATATCTCTCTAACATCGACTAATACATACGGCATTAAGTTTCAGGGCGATGACACAGTAACAAAAACAATCAACAACGTATTGCTTAATCATATTGAGATCGTCGGTGGTGGAGCATTAACAGATGTTCACATTCCGCTATGGCTACACTCTTGCAAACGCATTGTTGTAACCGACATAGACATTGAAGCCTCAACGCTCGGCATCATGGAGACATCAAACTCGGCGAATGTTTGCGAATGGAACACAATCAATCAGTACAAATTTTTACCGGACGCAGCTCAGTCAGCCGAGGCTGTACCATACTCTCGCGGGATTCCGGTTCAGCAAGCGATCACTACACCTTATAACGATGTTATTGTTCGATCAGGTTATTTGACGTTTGACGGTTTCAGCTCTTGGACGGATTCGCAAGGAACATATTTAACTGGAGAAGATGAAGGAACCAGCAGCCGCATTTTAGCAGCTAGCAATGCAGTAACAGCAGATACCCCAAGTGCAGGGCTTACACAGCTAACGCTTGCGAGCACAGCACCGACAAGACTTAGGGATGCTGCGGGGTTTGCGAGATACCCAAGCATTCACAACACTTCAAACTTTCCGTCTAACACCGGCATTCACGGCATGAGTAATGATGGTGTTTTTGAAGGCTCGCACCAATTTGCAGGCCAAACACTTTGGCTGGGTAAAGACGCAACCTCGCTGTATAAATCATGTGGTA